CGATGATCCTGAGTTTAACCTGATGATTTCAGCCTCAGTGCTGAGTGACATTCAAGTGCCGGAGGCAGTCAGCAGTAAGTTCAATACTAACCTTTATGACTTTGAACTTGCCAAGACCAGCCTTGACCTGAAAAAGCACTTCATCAGCAACTACATGATGGGCTATGATGAGGAAATTATTAAGATGGCTAAGGAGTATGGTCTGGATGGTAATGCAGTGGAAGAACTCCGAGTGACCAAGAACAGCGGTGATAAAATCAAGCTGGCACTAAAAAAGATGAAGGAGCTGGAGGAGAAGGCCAAGAATGCCACCAATAGCAACCAGTCTGAGGAGTTCTTAAAGAAAATGGCAGAGGCTCAGGCCAAGTATGATGACCTGGTAAGTAAGGCAGAGGCAGATAAGCATCTGATTGAGCAGAAGTTTGTCAGCAAGATGAAAAACCTCTGGGAGCAGACTCAGTTAAATGGCATCCAGTGGAACGATCAGATTCCAGAGGCTGCCAGAGTTCCAGCTTATCAGGCTGTGCTAGATAAGAAACTAGCTCAATTGGATGGTCAGCTTATCTATGATGCTGAGCGCAATACTGCCAGGCTAGTTAATGCTAAAGACCCAACTTTACCACTTGTGCATAATGGAAGAGAGTTTTCGTATTCTGACCTTTCTGCATTAGTTTTGCAAGAGAATAAGCTGTTGAAGGAGCAAGGTCAAGGTGGCACTAACCAGGTTCAATTCGCAGCAGGTACACAATCTATTCCGACTGTGCCTCAACAGGCAAGTCAAGGCACTCCACTTCCTGCATCGGTTCGCTCAGCTCTGGCTGACATTTCGAACCTTGCGGCTAAACTTTAGTTTCAAAAATGTCACTTTCAACAGCTAATGTCTGTCCAGCGATATTAACCTCGCTGTCTGACAACCTAATAAACAATCCTGCCAATGTGCAGATTCAGGGCGGTATGCTTGCTGCTCTTACATCTCCTTCCAATCTGTCAGCTGGTCAAACCATTCGCCAGGCTAACGATAATGGAACAGGTCAATCCAAGGAAGTTCGTGTAGTTTACAAGCAGCGCAAGCTCGCTTCTTCTGCTACTGACACTAAAGATTGTACTGCCGATGGTCAGATGAACTACATCGAGGAGACAGTTCAAATCAACAATTATCGTGGTGTATCATTCACTTTGTCCGAAGCTCAACTTCGTACTTTTTGCGAGAGCTATGTTCAACTCTCACAATTAACGGGTTCAGTTTCACCGGGTCAAATTGTGGAAAGGGCTAATGGCATCGGTGCTGCTCAGGGTGCATTGTCAGTAGTTCGTGAGATCTTTGTTGATTTTCAGCTTTCAGCCAATGCTCTTATCCAGGCAATCAATGATGACCTGATCACTGCTGCCCTTGGTGGAGTTGGTGACTGGTATGGTGGTCTTGCTAATCCTACCTATTATGTTGAAAATGCTTCTGATGGATCTGTAAAGGCTAAAGGTCTTTTCGAAATGAAACAGGCCTACATGAACACAGGATTTAACGGTGCGCCTATCATTGTAGGTGGTGCTGGTGCGCTTCAGCGTGTATGGATGAATGATTCTCGCTACTTCGGTCAGGGTGCTAACGGCATCAACTTTGCAACCGTTCGTGATAACACAGGTATTGCTGACTTCTACTTTGACAGCAACATCGCCGGAAACATGACCGATCAGGATTCTGCGCTTGTGTTTGCACCTGGTTCACTTCTTTATCTGCCATACCTGCAATATGTGGGCAACTACGGTAAGATTGGAACTATGGAGCGTTTCACAATGCCAATCCCTGGATTGCCATCTGTAAAGGCTGACATCCGTGTGCTTCCTGATTCTTGCGATGAGACTTATGCAATCTGGATGGAGTGCTTCTTCGACCTTTACTCTGCTCCAACTGCTATGTTCCCTGCCGGAGATCCTAACGATGGTGTGAACGGTGTGTTCAAAGCTCAGTTTGAAGCTAACTAATTAGATTTAGGACTAAAAAAAAGAGGGAGGCCAAAAACCTCCCTTTTTTTATTTTCAACAATTACACAATAACAATTACCCTTCTTCAATATACCAATCCTCAAACTCTTCTTCACTACTTTTTGCAGTTGGACATCTAACCAGGATTAATGCCCTGCCTCGTTTTAGATGCCACTGCCCATAAGTGGCAAACCAGTTCTCAGCTACTCTTCTGCTGTCAAATACTCCTATGTAAGGCTCTTGCCTGCCACTTATTGTGCTGATTACATCAAAGCGATACTTTGAGTTATCCGGTGCGTTATCTGATGCTGAGTGATACATTTTCCTTTAGTTGCGCTCCTGGTACTTCTTCACCATCCTTGATGGCCTGACTTATTGTGGACTTGCTCACTTCCTTCTTAATCACCCAGAACTCAGCCGGAAGTACAGTCTCATCAAGTACTTCCACTGCCTGACTCTTGCGAGTGCTTAGCTTGGCTAGTGGAGTCTCATACCTTCTGATGCCTTTTGCATCTTCTTCTGTGAACACCATCAGCGCAGCCAGTAGTGACTCTCTTAGGCGAAGCACAGTGTTCTCCTTGGCCTTCTTCAAGGCTTGGATTCTCTTGATTTCAGCAGCAGCCTGGTCAGCCTCTGATTCCAACTTCAGGATGAACTTGGCATATGCCTCAGCCTTGTACTGGAAGTTCTCCCTCCTGATGGCAAGTTCTTCCATGATCTCATCATTGACCTCGCCTCCGTTCTCCTCCATCAAAGCGATGAAGGAGGCCTCTTCTTGTGTTAATTGCCAGAGTGTTGCCATGATCAGAAAGGTAATTCATCTTCAAAACTTTCAACCTGAGCAGCCACTTGCTGCTGATGCTGGGCATAGAGCATCTCCTGCTGCTGAGCCGGAGTAGGAGTTGCCACTGCCGGAGCAGGAGCAACTGGAGCTTTCATCATGGCCTTATATTCGGTGCTTCCGGTGATCATCTCCTGAAGGAATGCTGGCAATGTCTCGAACTTAGTACGGTCAAATTCCAGCACACTGAACTCCATGCTAGGGTTGTGCTGTGGTGGGCATACCATGCCTTTCATCATTGGCAGGACAGCAGCAATGCGCTCATACACCTTCTCTGGGTTAGCCTTGGATGGCTGATGGATTAGGTTAATCATGCACGGTGCGCCTATGAGCTTAGCCAAGTCAAATGCCTTTGCCTCTTCATCGGTCAGTGCCTTACCCCTCCAGGCATTGAGCATAGCTCTAAGGTTTGACTTCTCATTCAGGCTGAATGTCATCTCCTTGCTGATTGCACATGGCTGCATGCCCTTGTCCTGATTGAAGCATTTAAGCTCTGTGGGTAACTCCCAAGTGAACCTAACTAAGTCCACCACTTTCTCCTCACCCATGTACTTCTGAACTACATGACCAAGGTGAACAACTGAATAACAGCGGGCTACATAAGTTCCCGCAGGGATAAGCTCTCTCTGAGTGCTTTCTCCGGTGCTTTTAGCGATAATTGCCATTGGCTTAGATTATTATAGTGAAACAAAAATTAAAGTGCGTAAACGATAGCGCAGATTGCCCAGACTGCTAGAAGTTTTGCGAAAAGGATAATCTGATCCTTTATGGGCATTTGTGGGTGATTCATCTCCATGATTACTTAGGATTAATGATTACACCAAGGTCAGTTCTAATAATGGTTGTGCCTGACTTGCGGAAACGCTTATAGTCAGATGCTGAGTAGTTGCATGGAAAGCCTAATGCCTTCTCTGCCTCCTCACGATTTGTGTAGTGCTGTTTGTCATTGCCAATAAAGTGAACAATGAGTGTGTCGGTTGCTTGATTGTAAGCTGCTGACATTGGAGTGAAATAATTCATAATTGTTATTAGTAATTGTTAAACTTGAGGCAAACATAATAGCTAAAAGTTTACCCGCAAAATATCTGCAAAAATATTTTACATTTTTTTTAAATTTTTTTTCGAATCAGCCTCCCATACTTCAAAAGGGCATAATTGTGCTTGGTATCTACTACCATGAGCTGGCCTTGATGATCTTCCAGGTTCATCCGGTGACACACCTTTTTGAAATGTTCAGTAGTCAATCCGTGCTTAATACAGAAGGCATCCAGGCTAAGCCTCTGCTTGTGCCTCCGTGTTCCGCAATGCTGAAGTATGTCAGCAACCATTGCCAGATTCCACTCATCAACCTTTACCCAAGGATATTTGTATCCATCAACCTTCTCAGTGTGGAACAACCTTTTATATCTAGTGAATCGGTGCTGAGGAAGTTTATACTTCCGGCAGAAATCAGAAATTCTAAGCAAGTCCATCCTTTTGGTTTAGGTTTGCAAAAGTAACTGCAAAACTATTATGGCAGGAATAATATTTGAAATGGAGTTGCCTCAAGTCATAAAGCCAAACCCACACTTCAAAAAGTATGTAGGCACTGAGGACAACTTCCAGAAGGCAGTTGCCAAGTACCTGGATACAATCGGAGCATTCTGGTTTCATTGCCCGAATGGAGGAAGCAGGAATGCCATTGAAGCAAGCAAGCTCAAAGGAATGGGTGTAAAGGCTGGCATTCCAGACTGTCTGATCCTTGATCAGTGGAAAGGATATTCCGGTCTGGCTATTGAGCTGAAGGTAGGCTATAATAAACCTTCAGAGCATCAGTTGTCAATTTTTGACAAGTTAGTTGCTGCCAACTGGATGGTGGTAGTGTCCTGGTCACTGGATGAAGTAATTAGCATAATAGATTATTACTATGAACATAAATGAAAAAGGATTCTGGGAGAATCCAACCAGTGAAGGCCATGCACATGATAGCAGGCTGGCAGGAGCTATTCTAAAGATACTTAGGCACAGGAAATGCGATACCTTAGTTGATTTCGGATGTGGCACTGGAGAGTATGCCAGGTTCTTCAGGAAGAATGGATTTGTAGTAGAGGCCTATGATGGTAATCCACACACTGAAAAGCTAACAGGAGGGATTGGACAGGTCAAAGATTTGAGCCAACGGTTCAACCTACTAAAGCAGTTTGGGTGTGTAATGAGTCTGGAAGTGGGCGAACACATACCAGCAGAATTTGAGCAGGCATTCCTGGACAATTTAATTAAGCATGTGCTGGATGATGGCATAATCATTCTCTCCTGGGCAGTGCCTGGTCAAGTAGGTGATGGGCATGTCAATTGCCAGACCAATGACTACATCATGCAACAGATGCAGCAGCGAGGTTTCTACCTGGAGAACACATTGACTAACCAGCTCCGAAAAGCAGCCAGCCTTTGGTGGTTCAAAAATAGTTTGATGGTTTTCATTTAAAAATTTGGCAGTGTCAATTCCTTTGTAATTTATTTGCAAAAAAATAAATCAAAACATGGAAGAAGTAACCGAATTGCAAAAAAAATTGGATGACTGCCGGAGGCATTCAGACAATCACAGGCGGTCAAGAGACTACCACAAGGAGCAATCTGCTGATCTGCGGGAAGAAATAAAGGAGCTATCAGCTGCCTTGGAACACTGGAAAGGTCAGCACACAAAAATGGACAATGCCTTTTGTGAAGCTAGGTATCACCATCACCGTTGGATGAGCATTGCCATAGTCCTTGGCATCTTTAGCATCGGAATGTCAGTTTTATTTTTTTGGTCGGTGAGAAGTTAGTTATATTTGCACCTGGCGAAAGCCCCCGATTGACACCCGGGTATAATAGAGTTATGAAAAAAATTTTAAAGCCCCATTCGGTCGGTACTGAGCAGCGTAATAATTCCGCTGGTGTCACTCAGGAAAGCCGGATGGGGTTTTTGTTTTATGAAAAAAATTATGGCAAATGAGGACTACAAGAAAGTCCTTGCAAGACCTAAAAGATTTGACCTTCGTGAGCGTGAAATTACAATAGCTTATAAGGTTATTAGTAGGGAGATGGCAGAGGAACTTAAAACGATGCCAGCTCAAGAAGCATTACAATTATTTAAGGATGTTTTATTGCGTTTGGTATGAATGGCTATCAATTAACTAGGCGATGGTTTGATTTTGCCTTTTACCATAAGGAAGTCAAGTCACAACACACTGCTCTTTATTGCTGGTGTGTTGAACTTAATAATAGGTTGCAATGGAAAGAGTCATTTGGGTTGCCAACTCATGAGGCTTGTGAGTTCACCGGAATAGGCAATCGTAATACTTTTTATGCTGCTCTTGATGATCTAAAAAAGTGGGGATTTATTGACATAATTCAAGAGTCAAATAATCAAAGTACAAGTAGAATTATCTCTCTCCGCTTGGGCGAATTTGACCAAGCGGAGGTACAACCGATGACCAACCAGAGTTCAGGCGATGATACAAGCACTGCTCCCATAGTTAAACAATATAAACCTAAAAACAATAAAACAATTAAAGAAAGCAATCCTGAGTTTGATTTTTCAAAATATGGAGATCTGAGCAAATTGATTGAAGATTTTGCCAGACATAGAAAATCAATCAAAAAGCCTTTTATGTCACAACATGCAGTTGATTTAATTGTCAAAAAATTAAAGTCATTGTCGCAAGGAAATTACCAATTAGCAGAGGCAATAATTGATGAAGCAATAGCTAGTGGTTGGCAAGGAATTTTTCTACCTAAAAACCAAAATTCAATAAACCATAATATTCCGGCCGAGCCAGTTATTCGTAAAGTACATGAATCCTTTAAAATATAAATTATGAATTTTGAAAACATAGAACTTGAAAAGCAGGTGCTATCTGCAATGCTTTTAGATAATGATGAAAGACTTATTGCTTTTTCCACAATTCCAACTTTGGAAGTATTCCAGCTTCCGCAGCATAAAGTTATTGCTGAAGCAATACAGGCTAATCAAGATGCTGGCGAACCTGTAAGTCTTGAAACTATTGCCGCAACTCTAAAAAAGTCAAATCTTATCAAAGATGCTGGAGGAGTTAAATATTTAAGTCAGGTATTTACTTCTCTAACTAATCCTGGACATGTTGAAATTCACTGCCGAATTTTAATCGAGCATTATTTGCGATCCAAGACATACTTAATTGCAGCTGAATTAATGAGCAAATCCTCATCTGAAAGTGGTGATATATTTGACATACTTGCTAAAATTCAATTATCAACAGATTCGCTCCTTGCTCAAACAATTAGTAAGTCAGATGATGACTTTCATAAGCAGCTTGATGAGTCGGCTACTATTTGGTTTAATAAGATAACCGGAGAAATAGCTGGATATAAAACAGGTATTGAGTCACTTGATAAACTATGCGGTGGCCTTACAAATTCAGAATTGACAGTTGTTGGAGCTAGACCAGGACAAGGTAAGACTGCTCTTATTGTGACAATTATTCGAAACCTTGTAAAACAAGGAATAGGATGTGGCCTTTTTAGTCTTGAGATGAGCAAGCATGAGTTAGTTCAGAGGTTAGCAAGTCAAGAGTCAAATATTTATGCCTACAAAATCAAACAGGGCGAATTATCTCCCTACGATAAGTCTAATTTGATGGATTCAATTCATAAAATGAAAAGTTGGAACTTAAAAATCAGTGATGATGGCTACTTAAACATGATGAAAATCAGAACAAAGGCCACAATGTGGAAAAATAAATATGGCATCAAGGTGATATTTGTCGATTACATTGGCCTGATTAATAGCAACAATCCTAAAGAAACAAACAGAGTTAATATAGTAGGAGAAATTAGCAGAGGTTTAAAATTGCTAGCAAGAGAACTTAATATACCCGTAGTTGCTTTAAGTCAATTATCTAGAAAAGTAGATGACAGAAGTGATAAAATGCCAATAATGTCAGACCTTCGTGAGTCTGGATCTGTTGAACAGGATGCTGATGTTATTTGGATGATGTATAGGCCAGAAACAAATGATCCAAAAGGTACATTTAGGATAGGCAATAGCGAATTATCAAATAATGGTTTGTGCATACTTGACCAAGTAAAAATGCGATCAGGTTCAACAGGAATGATAGCTTTGCGATTCGATGCCCCACTAATGCGTCTAAAAGATTACCATGAATGAAGTAAATGCCATCCATCTAAGCCAAATGCCAGAACTCTGGCAGACTAATGTAACTTACCAGAACGATCTCATGTACGAACACATTGAACTTCCTCCGGACTATCAGGACTGCATGGAGTACCTGCACCGGAAGATCAAGCAACTAGATGCCAAGATTGCCAAAGGTGGTTACACCAGGCACATGAGTCGGTGGCAGAATCAGAGAGACATTTATCAGGCAATCCTAAAATATCTATCTTTGCGAAAACAAGTTTAAAGCTATGCCACTGAAGAAAGGTTACTCAGCTAAGACAGTTAGCTCCAACATTAAGAAAGAGATGAAAGCAGGCAAGCCTCAGAAGCAGGCAGTAGCCATTGCACTGTCTGTGGCTAAGAAGGCTAAGAAGGCAGCAAAGAAGAAATAATCAACCACAAAACAAGGGGCAAAAGCCCGGTACAAATTATGGCAGCACCAAAGGGAAACAATTGTTGGCAATTGCGCCTCAAGCATGGTCTTGATGGCAGATTCAAAACTCCGGATGAGATTCTTGAGAACTTTGAACAGTATGTTCAATGGGCAGAAGAAACTCCACTGATTGAAGTAGACTTCAGAGGCAAGGATGCAACAGAGGTCAATCTGCCAAAAAAAAGATTGCTCACTAAGGAAGGCTTTGCGCTGGCCTGTGGTTTTGCTTCATGGGCTACCCTAGCAGTTTATAAGAGCAAGTCAAAAGATTTTGCTCAAGTCTTTACACGCATAGAGCAGGCCATCTATACAAGCAAGTTGGAAGGGGCTGCCAGTGGCCTATTTAATCACAACATCATAGCCAGAGATTTAGGCCTGATGAACCAGGAGCAAGTAAACATGCAAGTGGTGGAGGTCATAAAGCCTAAGCCAAACAAGAAAGGAGCAGAGCAGGAGGCTGATGCCGAAGGTTGATCTCTCAAGTCCTGACCTGTGGCAGGAGAAGTACCTAGAGGCAGTAACAGACCCAAAGACCTACAACATCCTCTGGGGCGGAGCAGGATGCTTTTATGCCAACCAACAAGTATTAACTATTGGTGGTACTAAAAATATATCTGAAATCCAGAAAGGAGATTTTGTACTATCCTATAATCATGATTTAAAACAATATGAGTTTAGGCCAGTAGTTCAAACATTTAAATATGAAAACCATTCAGATAGACTAGTTCAGATTAAAATGAAGGATGGCACACTAATAAAAGTAACTGAAAATCATAAGTTCTTTTGGGGTGGTCAGTATCGGCATATCAAAGATATTTTGTTATATTTACAGAATGGAAAAGATATGGAAAACGATACCAGGATTTAGCAGGTATATGGCAAGTTCTGACGGTGAAATTTATACTCCTTCTTGGAAGGGAGGTAAATCTGGTAGGATTATGAAACCAGCACTTGATTCTAATGGATATATGAGAACCATGTTAGTTGATAATGAAGGGAAAAATAGAACAATAAAGGTGCATCGAATTATTGCACAAACCTTTATTGAGAATCCACATCAATTAAAAGAAGTAAATCATATAAATGGTCAAAAGTCAGATAATAGGGTATCTAATCTTGAATGGGTAAGCCATCAACAAAATATAAGACATTCATTTGATAATGGATTGCAAAACAATAAAGGAGAAAATAATCCAACTAGTAAGTTATCAGAAAAGGATGTACTTGAAATTAGAGCAAAGTTTAAACCAAGAGTTTACGGTAGAAAAAAATTAGCTGAGGAATACAAAGTAAAAATTTCAACAATTAAAGATGTTATTTTAAGAAGGTCATGGATGCACATATAATTGACATTAGTCAAATTGAATCCTGGTCTTACATAGATTTTGAACCTGTTTATGATTTTGAGGTTGAAAACAATCACAATTATTGTTTAACAACTGAAACAGGTTCAACTATTTTAGTACACAACTCTGGCAAGAGCCAGACCATGATTCAGCTGTTCCTGGCTGAGATATGCGACAATAAGGCCAACCAATTCCAGACCTTCTTTGTCATCCGCAAGGTAGCTGCCACCATCAGGAACTCAGTCTTTGCTGACTTCCGGAACAAGATTAGCCAATGGGGATTGGATAAGCTCATCAAGGCTAAGACAGGCTACATGGAGCTTCAATCCGGCACTAACAAGATTGTGTTCCTTGGCTGTGATGATCCTGAGAAGCTGAAGTCACTTAGCCAGGCTAAGTACATCTGGATTGAGGAGGCAACTGAGCTAACGCTAGAAGACTTCACCCAGATAACCCTCCGACTCAGGGGCAAGTCAGAGCATCCAAAGCGATTCTTTCTGACCTTCAATCCGGTCTCAGATAGCCACTGGATTAAGAAGCGGTTCTTTGATGATGTCCCAGCAAAGGAGCAGAACCAAGTACTCCGGCTGCACGGCACTTACAAGGATGCCATTGACTTTCTGGATGATGAGTATGTGACAAGGGTGGAGGCACTGAAGTCAGTAAGCCAGACTTATTATGAAGTGTATGCTCTTGGTCAGTGGGGCATCTGGGATAGGGATTCACTCTTTGCCACTAGCTTTGAATACGCTAAACATGTATATGATGGCTACATCAAGGCCTCTCCTGCTCACAATCTCTACCTAGCCTTTGACTTCAATGTCACCAACACCTGCGTGGTTAGTCAGTATGTCAAGAACTCAGCAGAAGGCATCTACTATGCCACTATCAATGTCATCAAGGTGTATCGAGTTGGAGACCTTGCCAGCCTCTGCCAGACCATCCGACAAGAGTTCCCAGGCATGACATACATCATCAATGGTGATGCCTCCGGTGCTTCTCGCAATGCCTTTACGCAGGACAATATCAGTGCCTATGCCCTAATCAAGAACTACCTTCAGGTAAATGACATGCAGCTTCAGGTGGCTAAGTCAAACCCTAGCCACATTGCTAGCAGGCTGGTGACAATCCTGGTACTCCAGAAGGCCAAGGTTCAGATAAGTGGCAAGCGGTGTGAGGAGCTGGTAACAGACTTAAAGGAAGCAAAGGTTGACAGGCAGGGAAGCCTTGATGCATGGAAGAATAAGAACCCAGACAAGTCTCATGCTTTGGATGCCTTCCGCTATTTTATTTTCTCTAACTTTGCCGAGATAACATCCAACTTTAATCTGGAAAAGTATGGCACTATGCTGCAATAAATGCTACCCAATCTGCCTGCCCTTGCCAAGCTGCCCAACAGTAGTGTACTTATACACTCCTCCGGGTGATTTTGGCAGAGGCATTCTGGTAAACATCGTTAAGCCAGGAGTTAATGTTCAAGGACAACAGATGCTTGACATTGCACCGGATGGATTTGTAGAGATTGACCTGGAGGCACTGCCAGAAGGCTTCTTCAACCCTTGGGGTGGGCAGTACACTATCAGCTTTGCCGATCCTGACTTTCCTAATCAGCCATTGACCTACATCTCAGTTGATGGTGAGCAGTATGACAGCATCTGCCTCAGCTTCATTCAGACAATCAGCAATGAGGAGACCGTGATAGCAATTATTAATCCTATAAATAATGAACAACCCGATTTATGATATTGATGCAAGTTGCGGAGGCAAGCGCAGAGGCTGTTGCCTTATCGAATTACCTAACGATGCCGAGCCTGCTGATGTTGTTGCTAATAGCGGCACTCAGCGCATCCTTCTCATTGTTTCTGGACTACCTACTGGAGGATCACCCACTTGGGCAGTGGTATCTGTCACAGATTCAGAAGCTCCCGACTTATTGGGCTAAGCCACTAGGGGAATGCCCATTCTGCTCCGGTGCTTGGCAGTTCCTCATTATCTCTTACTTTGTTTTTAACTTTCCAATTCACTTATGTTTAATCTATTTAGGCGCAAATCACCTGTGCCTACTCCTGTTCAACAAGTGGCAGAAGAAGCTACTTCTCAAGAACAAGGTGGCAGAATACTTTACAGGGGTGTAGCTCCGAAAGACCGCTGGGATCAGATTGAGTTTGCTTTCACCTCCGGTGGAGTCAATTACTTCAAGTTTACAGCAGAAGTCAATGTGCCATTTCAGAGGGCAGTGGCAGCCAGAGACATTTTCACCGAGGAACTCTGGCAGATCAACCCAGACTACCTGAAAGGCTGGAACAATGGCCTAATCAATCTACTTCTCGACAAGAAGAAGAAGGATGATAAAAAGCTCTATGAGATAGGCATTCTGGCTTCCAGGCTAAAGGAGCAGATGGAGCTATCGGTTAGCTTGGTAAGGCAGATGAAGCTGGCAACGGTTGTTTACTTTGATGAGCATGAGAATCCACTTGACTATCAATACCCATATAATAAGTCTAAGCTCAGCCATTGGATGGAGCATAATGATGTCCAAGGTTTTTTTTTGAATCTGCCGGAGTACGCTTATCTGCCCTCTTTGACAGAGTACAGCACGAATTTCCCGAACTATTTGCAGGCAGAAACTCTGCAAAACCTAAACAACCTGAAGCACATTATTGGACTGCAATTACCAGACAGCACAGACAGCGATTT